GACCAAGACAACAAAGGATCCGATCCGTCATCAGCAATAGTCTTAATCATCTTATGAGGAAATAACTCAGCATAGTGCTGACATTTCATCAAAGTTTCACTTTCATTTACACTCTTGCGAGGTACAAGGTTACGCTTGTCTATTTCCTCTCGAGGAACCTCTTGCAAGTCAATTGTTGGGAATACAGTGTATTTCATATGCTTTACTTTTTAAACATTAAGTATTAATAAGTTAGTTATATTGAGTTATCTCAGGTATGTCGCATAATATTCTCATTGCCTCCGCTTTTGCTCCTAATGCTGTAGGGTGAACTCCGTCAGAAGATAGATAACCTTCATACCAATCATGTGTTAATTCATTGTCTGTTACAGCCTTATACATATCAACGTATCTCAATCCCAAAGATAAAGCTATAGAATTTTTGGTTTGCCAATCCTTACCTTCTGCCTGTTCTCCAAGCTTTGCGTGACGAACAAGAATTAAAGTTATTCCTCTCTTATCGCAAATATCTTTAATCTTATATATATATTCTTCATAAACGGCGTTGGTATCATTAGCTTGTATCTGATACCATAAGTATTTAGGTGTACCATATTGTAACGCGTTCAATAAATCATTATATGCCCCCACATGACCATTAAGATCATTGCTTGTTTGCCCTGCAAGGGCAATTAAAAACCAACTCTTTATCTTATATTCGTTTAGTAAGTAGTATGGCCATCTTGCATTACTATCAGTTGAGCAGTACGAGTCCCCTATAATCCATATAGGCTCTCGAAATCCACGATTTGTTCTTCTTAATTCAACATCATTCAAAGTCGTCTCAGAGTTGGCAAAAACAAATGAGTACCCATATATATCATTGAGCTCTATGCCGTTCGTATCTCCATATACTTTCTTCCCCATTTCAGTATCAGTACCATAATAACTTCCACCAAATGTGTTGATTACATATTTAATTGTATCTTCTTTATAGTCAACTAATACGTTAATAAATGCCGATATTGTCAAGTTATGTGCGTGAGTAGCTAAGACTGTCTCTGTATTATTGATATACATAACAACCTTAATGTTGGTATTATCAATTATTACATACAACCCTCTTGTAGTAAGATGACCAACTCCAACAGCTATTTCCGAAAATGATTTAATTTTAGAATTAAGGCTCACTGTATATTCCCTTTTTACATATCTTGGATAATTTGTAATCAGTAACTCTTCGTTAGAAATACTGTCTGCGGTATTAACTGCTCCGTCCATCCCGGCAAGAGAAATGACCGGAGCCATTTTTGCTACCTCAACATTTACAGGGATACGTGCAGTATAAGTAGCATCAACAGATATCCCATGTTCTTTAAAAAATGAGAATTGTAATTTTATTGCATTTTGCGGAACTATAATTTCATATGTATACATCCCTCCTCCATGTTCCGAGGTGGAAACAAATGTAGTATTATTGTCATTATCTAGCCATTGGTAACCTACTATAGCGTTAGTGGATGTCCATGCGGTAACTCTTAGAATTCCATCAGTAAAAATCGAAACATCAATTTCAGCGTAATTTTGGATAGAAGCATCCCTAATTCCGTCAACTGTAACTTGTTTATTCTCTATTATTGTCGGCATTATAGACGAAGAAACAATCTTACTTATATGAGAGGCCGTATTTGATTCTTGTGCCTCGTTAGATAATTCCTCAAAATTTCTATCTATTCCCTGCGCAATGACTCCCCACTTTTGCTCGGAGTCCTTTGCTATATCAAATATCTTTTCCATATTATTCGTTTTTAATTAATGTTTCATTTTCAATTAAAGTATCGTTATTCAGCATTGTCAAGTAGCTGGAGATAACTATGTTAATCTTCTGAGGTGACTTGGTGACCTTAAATCTATATCTCCAGTATGTTTCATCCTTATTGTACATATCCACCTCTTTGCCATTTACAGACACACTAGATATTTCATCTGTGGCGTTAACGGTTTGTACATTCATTTGTATTACACTTCCAATAGGAATGTAACTGCCTTTAATTATCTGATTTCCCGTGGAAGTTATAAAATATAAGATTCTTAGATAAGGGATGTTACTCTTTACGATCGGTCTGAACTCAATCATATCCGGATAAAGAGTGCCTGCCTTGTATTTTCTCAGTTGTCTCTCCAACAAGAACTCGGAGAGGCTGTAGGGGAAGAGCAGGAGAGACCGTAATGCTAATTTAGCAAATCTAGTATCGTTGTCTCTCAGTGTTCCTAACCACATAGAATCACTGTCAATGCCTGCACCTGCTTGGATAGGACTTCCGTTATAGATGTATTTCGATTGATAAGATATTTTTCTTTTGTAATCAATTGAAACCGATGTTGCTGCACCATAACTGTATGCTTCACCTGTTACCTCACAGATAAAAGCTCCGTCAGGATTATCCTTACTAACAATACCTCCTGTACTCTTCTCTATCTCTCTATCCGCCACTACCGTATAGTCCTTCAAAATAGGCAATCCGGTAGCCTTGCCGAAGTCGGAGATACCGTCTAGAAATAACGCACCTTCAATTATTCCACTTCCTCCTTCCCAAGCAACGTTATTCAACTGGATATTGCGACCTCCTACAAAGTCAATCAACTGATCGTTAAACTCTGCGTGATTATCATTAGTGATACCCTGCTTCTTGATGTTGCAGTACAACTGAGGCTTGATGATCTGTCCGGGACGATCCAAGTTGAAGTAGGCGATGATCTGATTGATTTCGTCGGTGGTCAGGACTTTGTTGGCGATGAAGCCACCTGCGTAGGCAACAGGGTACACAATCATTGAACCATTATTCTCTCTCCATCCTGCAACACTAAATACGCTATTTACGGTCGAAGGAGTAGTTGTTTGAATATATTCTAATTTATAATCATTCTTATCACCAAGTATATCGGTTATAATGGATTTAGTCGTATCTTTACAGGTATAACCATAAATACCAGTTTTACCATCTGCTGTAGAAGTGTTTCTAATGTAATTAGAGCCGGATTCTCTTAAGACATTAGTATAAGCATTCTTAGAACCAATTCCATGAATAATACTCACTACCGTAATCTCATTGCTACCTTCCAACACCTCAGATATGGGCTTGACGGACTCGATTATGTCGTCTACTCCGTCTGTACATAGCCAGCCTTCGAAGTCGGTTCCCGGTAATCCATATCCACTGCCCTCTGCAAATCCGAAGTTCAGCAGGCGCATGTCGTTCCCGTTGCCGGACAAGTCCTTCAAAACAGCCCGGTCGGGGTCGTCGTTGGTCTTGCCCCAGGTGGAGATGGCCATCTTGACATGGCTGAGTAGTTCGGGGTCGATGTAGGGACGACCGGAACCGGAAGAAGCTCCCGGAACTCCTAAGCGTATCGCATTCATACGAATAGGATCAAGCCCTATCGCATCAAGCTTAATTGGATTTAATCCTATTGCGTCCATTATTCTTCCGATTCAAAAATAGAAGCCTTTACCGGTTCTGTTTCACATTCGATTTTGAGATATTGTCCGGGGATACAACCGACAATCGGACAAGCAAACTCTTTTGTATAGCCTCTACTCGGCAGTGGAGAGTAATTCTGCCCGTCATAGCTTATATACACCCAAAGCTTACCACCTTTTTCAAATGTAATCTGCAATCCCACTTCCGCAGAATTTACCTGAACGGCATCGCTTACATAATTCTTCTCACCCCTTGTAAAGGTTATAGATGTTTCTTTCATGATTATTCCTCCTATTTTTTTGCTGTTATCACTGTATTTCGTAAGAAATTCGGATACTCTGCCCGCACATCAAAACAAGGACACGCCTTGATAAATTCCGCCGGTTCCACCTCACTCGATCCATCCAGATCAGGTGAAGTATCCCGATGACCGAGCAGCTCGATGATAGGATACTCTTTACAGAGCTTCGCTATCAATTCGCGCAATGCTGTTTTTTGCTCGACAGTACGGGTGTCGGCTGGTCTTCCACTCGCGTCCAGACCACCGATGTAGCAGATACCGATACTGTGTTTATTATAACTAATACCGGAAAACCCTTTCGTGTTACAATGTGCTCCGTCAATGGATAATGACCGACCGTTTTCTACGGTACCATCTAAATCAATTACAAAGTTATAGCCAATTTGATTAAAGCCACGCGCCCGGTGCATCCGGTCAATATCCTTAGCTCGCAAGTCTTGTCCGGCACGTGTTGCCGAGCAGTGAATGATGATTGAGTCTATATCTTCTCTTTTCATATACTTTTCCTCCTATAGTTACTTTCTTTGGTTTAACTCATGATTTTCTTCTTGGATTATATCTCTGACATCTTCTTTATCAACCTTGAATACCTTCTTCCCAAAGACCCCCAAAGCTCCAATTACATTTATATTGATGCCCTTTGGTTTCAATATGTTACCTACAATCGAACACCCTTCGATGAAGCATACCAATAGGCAGGAATACACATCAATAGGATATTCATTGTGACTTGCCACGCTAATCATGCATACCATACAGACAAATGCGAAATAGGTAACCATCTTTCCCATGGTCGCACGAATTGCACGAGAAAAACGTACTTTCTCGCCCATCAACATACTTTTCCTTACCCCAAATGCAAGGTCACATAATATTACCGCACATGATACGATCAGCCAGGGAATCATGTTCTGAAGAGACTCAATAACGAAAGCACTTGCAATTGCTGCAAATCCGCCGGTAGTTGTATGTACTATAGCTTCTTTCATAGCAAACAGGTCAAGTAAACGGTTAGCAATGAAATTAACTCAATCCAGAACATCGACTTGCATGCCGTCAGGTCCCATATAAGGTTTCCTGACCAGTTCTTGGCTACAAACGTTATCGCGTAGATCAGAAATGCAGCCCATAGCAGCAGCCAATACCACGAATTGCATCCTACCCATAATTGAGAGAATACAAGAGACATCACCGCGCCAGCTATATGAGCTTTCTTGTGCGCTCCTCTAAAGTTTGGGGATACTCCCAACACGATCATTCCGACTACAGAAAGAAAGATCAGGAACTGACTGTTTTCTGTACTTGCATCCAGTGCGGCCGGAAGCAAAAGCAAAGACGGGAGAATCATGCATGCACCGAACCAATACCTGTTACTCAGAATGTAATAGGTATCGGAAATAGAATAAGGGATACCCTTTGTCTTGTAAATCATCACACCAACATAAGATGCGAAAACCAATAATGATAGTAGTGTCAAAATCATAGTTTTATCTGTTTATAATGAAAACTCTAGTTTATTCGGATAACCGGTCTTGTAGTTGTAAGATTCGACCTCCTCTTTAGTCTGCAATCCTCGAACTACAGCAATATGCTGCTGAGTTACATTGTAGCAATCAAGAGCATACAGCTCTAACGAGTTAAGCATGAGGAGAGCGCTTGATATAGGTATCGTATACTTTACCGCATCAAACCATAAAACCGTATCCAGTCTTCCGGCCTGCTTCTCAATATTGATTGAGTTAACAAGACCTACGCGGTCCTCTTTGGTAAGCCACATTCTCTTTCCGGAGAGAGTGAATGAATTCACAGCGTCTGACTTGTCATAAGCATTAATATCCGCTATCTTCATCTCTTTTAGTTCATCAAGGGTATACTCATGATCAACCAATACGGGATAGCCGCTTTCATTCTCCTTTATTTCCTTTCCGGATGACTGACCGTCCAGCAGCTCCTGCCAGTATTCTTCCGTTATCTCTACTGAGCCTTTTTGCAGCTCATCGTAGAATCCTTTTTTCCAATATTTTGCCATAATATTATTTATTTCCAACGCCCAACGGCTATCCAATAAAAATCATTGACTCCTGCACCGGTACCGTTTGAATCTCCCACTGCATATCTACTCCTTATTGTGAAATAACTAGTCTGTTTATTTATAATAAGACCTGTGACAATATTCATACCGTTGCCCGGTTCATAATAAGTAATAACGGGAACATATGCAGCATTATAAAACGAAATTGATGTATAAGTAATATTAGTACCACTAGAACTTGCTGCCTTATAACCCCATTGTATTAATAAACCATTGTTAAACTTAGCATATCCGTTCTGGCCCAATGATACAGTCATAGCGTTAGACAAGTCTGCCTTTGCCAAGTTGGGAATCATGTTCAGCAATTCTACAACTCTATCCCCTGTAAATCCGCTATTATAATCACTCATGCAAACTCTTTTTTAATCACATTAAACGTACTTCCATATGACAACAAGAAACGACCTTCAGCAACAGCAAACGCCTGCCTCTTTCCTATTTGCGAGATGGTAGTGGAGACAGATGCCTGTACTCCACTATTAGTTGTCCTAAACACAACAGTCTGCTCCCTGTCGAGTCCTTCATTGGCAACATCGCTTGATGCGCTTGCGGTCCCATTGGAACCGGGAGTGATAACGATGTTGCCTTCTCCTTCTTTCCAAGGAATCTGTATGCTCATTACGCAGCAGTCCAAGAAGTGTTAGACGTAACATTGACGGATACAGCAGATCCACTCTGAGGAATAGTAATTTCCGTCGGAGAAACAGACAATGTAGCATCACCGGCAGCCTGTTTGATAGCAATCTGAGCAGCTTGTCCGCCATTGGCCGTCACCTTTAAGGTTCTAACGACCTCTTCGATAGTATCATTTTTAGGAAATTCCAATTCAATAGAAAAGGGAAACTCTGCCGTAGCCCCCGGATCACCAGAAATAGTAGCCGCATTGTTAGTCTGCGTTCCATTAGCATTATACTTTGCAGGCAAGGTAACATCAACTACACTCCCCGCCCATGCAAACGTCAATTTCGAAGAGTTTGTTTTACCCTCTACGGTCACAGTACCCGCTGTCTTGGGAGCAGACATTTCCGAACCGTTATCAAAAGAAGCAAACTCAGATTTCGGAGATTGAGTCACCTTATAAGTTGAAGGAGTGGAAACACCAACACCGGTAACCGTTACTGTACCAGTACGAGCTGTACGCCCAGTATGAGCGTCCGCGCTATTCGCAATTGTTCCGTTACCAGATCCGGTAGACGGATTTAATTTTAACCAACTAGGTTTTGCCATAATACAACATTTAAATAAAACAATTCAATTAACTATATCATTCTTCCTGCACAGCCTGCCATACCACATTGGACAACACATCGACGTTATCCTCAAAGTTATTCGAAGGCATCAGCCATATATATTCAGGGTCTACCTTTAAATAAGCCTGCTTACCAACATCACAGACAACTCCTATCGACACCTTCATGCCCGTTGCCGAAGCGGAAACCTTCATCTCATCAGCCTTGACCGATACATTTCCAATACCCTTAATCGCCTCTATATGTACAGATATGCATCCCATGTCACACCGTCTTTATGCCAGTATTTATCTTGTCTATCTCTACTCTTGTACCGCTTTCGTAATCAGAGTCTGGGAGATAAGCCGTAGTCTCAAGCCATATTTCACCCGTACCGATTATCTTTGTGTCTATGTAGCAGGTGTAGCTATTCTCATTGACGCGGATCATCTCGGACTTCTTTATTATCTGTGACGCATTCGAACAGTAATAGACAAAGAAGCGGCATGAGAAGTCTATATCGTCCATCGTCAATCCAGAAGGAAGGTCGATGGAGATGACTGCTTTGATTATCGTTCCTTTTACTCGCATGCTGACAAAGCATTAATAACTGACAAACGATCAATAGCCCGAACAAAAAGCTCTGCATATTTCTTTAAAGATTCCGCTTGTTCTGGAGTTAAATCGACCACGCCATTAAGATAGATTTTTCTTGCTATTTCTAACTCACCAATATCACCTGTCTTTTGAAATATTGCATTGCCAAAAACATTGCTGTAATCGACGGTACTCTTATTCCCTTCGATATCCTCTACTTCGATTGTTCTAAAGTCTATTTTCATAAGCTTTTATATTTATATTCTATTTCTTCCTATAATAGCTACGCAGGACCAGGAGTCACCATAATTTCCATCTTTATGGAATGTTCTTACATGAAAGTAGTTATGATTAACATCTGATACAGAAGCAATACTCCATACCCCGTGAATAGCTGTCGCAATAGGAATATATTCGCTACCAGCATTATGCTCAATAACATAATCTCCTGCACCATTGCGATATGTCCTTGAAACTGTACACCCATTACCCCATGAACGTGATATATTACCATTTCCATCAATTATACCTGCCCAAAGGACTCCCGGAGCATTCCATATATCACCGGATCGTTGGTAGAATTGATGCTGTCCCGCACTTTTTATAGCATATCCATAATTCTTTTCGCCACCATTTGCGACAATATCCAATCCGTTTCCTGAGCCATAAACACTTAACGAAAAGATACTACCCGAATCATTACGAGCAGATATCAATGAACTATATTTATTTTCATTTATTCTTAAAAATTTTGTACCAGACATATTAAGTAGAATATTAGCATCATTTTGTGATGTTATAGCTAATCCTGTTGCTGTAACATCCCATTCTCCAATTTTAGCTCCAGATGTTACCACTAAGTTTTCAGTATTGATATTTTTTGCATCAATCATAGGTACACCGTCCACTTCTTTAAATAAAGCGATATCTTTACCGGTATTAGTACGGATTACGGTACTATTCGAAGTCAACACCAGCTTTCCGTTAGCTGTGTTTATTCCACCCTCAGCAGTTAATTCAAAACCTGTCTGATTGTGTTTTATAGCACCTTCAGTTATCATCCATCCCTGCGTCTTTTCAAGATTACCAACAAAGATTCCGGAAGTTCCTAATACGTCAATTGTCGCATTCTGCGCTAGCAATACGTTTGTCGCAACATTAATAAACTCATTGAATTCATCCCATTTCGTAGAATCAAATGTAGAAGTAGATGTATGAGTTACCTTACAGAGTTTGTTATTACCATTATAGATGACAGTATCGATAAACGCATCGTTATGGTAATACTCAGTATTTGGCTTCCATTCGCCACGAGGACGAAGCATAGCTCCCGGAAGGCCGGTCTTTCCTTGTCCGCCCGTCAAGCAAGCCGGACTGCTTTCGTATGTCGTATTGTCAGTATAAGTAACCTTAGTTTTAGTCCATATGTATTTACCGTCCTCCCACTTAGGAGCGGTCGTAGACCAAGAACCGCCGACAAGAGAGCTGGAGGAAGTCGAGAGATAATACAGAACCTCAAAGGATTTTACCCCCTTACCGGAAGGTCCGGCACTCCCTGTTACACAGACCGGATCACTCGTCCAAGTTGTATTATCGGTATAAGTGACAACAGTTCGCGTCCACATGAATTTACCATCTGTCCAGCTTGGTACATTATACGACCATGATCCGCCTGCCGGCCTACTATAGGACGTAGACAGGTAATATTGTTCTCTGTAACTCTTTACTCCTATACCCGTTTCTCCCTTTGCTCCTGTGACGCAAATAGCATCCGTAGTAGTCGATGAACTATCTGTATAGGTGATTACTGATCTGGTCCACATATACTTTCCGTTTACCCATGCCGGAGCAGTAGTCGACCACGATCCGCCAACCAAAGAACTAGAGGAAGTCGAGAGATAGTATTGTTCAACGATACTAGTTACCCCCCTTCCATCTTCTCCGTTACTTCCATTGGTTCCATTAGCCCCCTTTGAACCGGTAATACAAGCAGGATCTGTTTCCGTTGTCGAACCATCAGTATAAATCACTCTCGTTTTACTCCACATGTATTTCCCATTTACCCATGCCGGAGCGGTAGTTGACCATGAACCACCTGTTAAAGTGCTAGAGGAAGTCGAAAGATAGTAAAGCACATCCACATCTTGTACCCCTACACCATCTTTACCATCTGCTCCATCTTCGCCTTTAATCTTTTGCCATTTATAGTCAGAAAAAACACTACTATCCGACTGAACAAAGTCAACATATTGACCTATCCATGCACCAGGAGTCTCACCATTATTTGCAGTAAATGTTTTTCCATCATTAGAGTATTTTATATGCAAATAGCTGGTACGACCATCTTCGCCATTTACTCCAGGAATACCCTGAGTTCCATTTTCTCCCTGAATTCCCTGAAATCTAGCCCACGTATATTTAGATGGATCAGTACTATTTGCTTGTACAAAATCTACATACGTTCCAATATATACATCAGGAGTATCCTTCATTTGAGACGAAGTAGGATTTTGTACAGGAGAATACTTAACGTGAAAATATGAAGTACGACCGTCCGCACCATCCTTTCCCGGAATTCCATCTTTTCCCGGAGTACCCGGGTCTCCCTTAGATACTTCTTTCAGCCAATCCGTAGAAGAGTCAGACGGTTCCTGCGTAGTACTAGGTTCAATACATATCCATGTGCTGCCGTTATGGGTAACTTCATCGTAATACCAATACTTTCCCGCTTTCCATTCCCCCTTAAATGCGGGGACAAGGACTTCTGTAGTACCATCCTGCGAAAGCTGTTTAATCGTACCGGTCATATATACATTGCGAAGGTATGCGCTGTATCCGGACAAATCCAATCCTGAGATGACCAGATTAGACAGGTCCCCTAGCTGCATCATAACCATAGAAGAGGTAATCTCCCAGTTATTTACTCCTGCGAGATAGCGTTTATAGTCCTTTGTAGAATAAGCAGATTTCTGGCGTTCCGCATTCGTGAAATTGCCATATGCCACAAAATGCATAGCCTTCTGAGGATGATATGAGTAGCCACTCCTGAGAGTATATTTAAACTCCGAATTGCTTATCTTTTGAGTTATGCGGAAATAAGAAGTCTGGAATCCTGTGCTGTTGTTGAATATACCCTTGCAAATGTCATCTACCGCAAGGCTTGCAACTTCTCCCGGTTCCAGCTTCAAAGTCAGAGTCTGAGAAGATTCATTTACGGATTCAATAATGCCACCACCGGGAGCAAGCCAATCTTCTCCCGAAGTTATTGATACGCGGTTATAGCGTAGCTCCGGAACCTCAAGAAAGTCTCGGAGATGGAGCGATTTCGCATCGATATGGCCATCGGGAGTAATCATCCAGCCGATGAGATTCTGCACATAGTCTTTTGATGATATTTCCTTTGAGAAAGTTGCGTCTTCCGCGATTAGTTTCTGGATAACGGCTTTGATTTTTACGTCAATGCCAGCCAAGAAGGTAATTAATCCTTTAGCAGAATCTGGATCGACTTTACTTAAATACTTATCATCAGCTCCTTCCTCTGTAGATATTTTATGAAGCTTAAAATGCTTTCTACCATCTTCTGTAGATATTGTATCATCTTTAACTAATATATAAATATCCTCTTCTCCTTCAATTGATATAACCTGACCATCATATGGAACATAAGGCTCTGCATCTGTATTACGGGCATAGCTTTCCGCATCCTCTTTGGATTTCCATGTATCCGTACTATCAATAGGTCTTGAAGTGGTACGTCTATATTGTTTTTCAAATGATACTCCATTGATCTTAACCATAAATTACACTGTTTTAAAGGTAAACGTGTTACTATCATTCATTGTCTCTGTCTGAATAATCCACATTTTATAATTGGCTGCAGTACTTCCATTAGCTCCTTCTACTGATATGGTAGTAGGGCCACTAACAATACCTGTATCTTCCATGATATTTCCGGGAGATGTAGGGACGGATAACTCACTTAACGTCCCTTCCGGCAGACAAATTGCGATCATTTTCCATGCGTTTACATCAAACTTATATGTTCCCGCCCCCTTATATAGTCCACTTGATCCCAATGCACGTACTTCAGCAGAAGTCTTAGGAATGGAAGAACATATGCCGGCAAACCATTTGCGTCTAACATTTACGCTGATTGTGTCTTTAATCTCTTGTCTTGGCAATGTGCCGTCTTCACTAGCAGTATAGATGACCGTAGCTTTATATGTTTCATTCTGACTATAAGTACCCTCCAGTTGCCTAACCGCAGTTTGAATGCCGCCAACTTCTTCAGAGAAATTTAACTTGTTATTCGGATTTTCGTCATAATATGCAGATTCCATTGGTCCTTGTCCATTCCGGGATGCAGTATATGTAATATAGCCTTTGCTTGTACCAAACTCAACATCATTTGCTGTTGAGATCTTGCTTCTCAATTCTCCCACTGATTTCTGAGACAGCATTCTAATAAATGCATCCACCACTGTAGTGCCTTCCAGAATAACATCACCAGCCTTGAAATATCCCGCCTTATCCACAGTCACTTCTATGTTTTTTGTAAACTTAGCGGTTCCTTCGCCTGTACCAGTAGACGATCCGCCGCTACTGATTATTTGTTGCTTAATCCTTTCTTTACGGTAAGTAAGAGAATCAATCTTACTTTCCAGTTCTCCCAACTTGGAATAAGGAGCTGTCTCCCCGACAGTATACACCAGAGAATCATACGGTACATCCAAAGGATATTCATAGCCAATTATTCGCGATATCCTTCCTTCCTCAAAATAGGCTTTATTGATCAGGTTTACTTTTTGACCAATAGAGAACTTCTTCGCGAATGAAGGATCATACATGCCGGTGTCCGGGTCAACACCATAGATGTAATCCGGCATCATCGTATTGTCATAAGTAGATGGGTCCTGCTTTAATTCGTTGATATATTCCTTTGCCCTTTCTTCAACTTCTTTCTCCGCATCAGGAATAAGCTTATCGGATACAAATTGAGGATCGTACCCATATAGAATATACGTATCACCGCTAGTGGGATGCAATATGTCATCTGGGAGCATACGCCCATAATCATCATTGCGCTTTACTTCATATACCTGTGCCCTTGGATTCCATGTGCCATCTTCAAGGCGTTCAGGCTGATACGTATCAGACGATGAGTCATAAGGATTAAATATAACTTCAAAATCCATGCCAGCCAAGGGACCGGATTGGAATGCTACGCGTAATTCCTCTCCTGGTAGTTGATAACTTTCAGAGAAATGAAAGCCTAAGTCCGCATCCTTAAATCTCCATGCAGCCCATTTCGATTCGGTCTTGCTTCCATCCGGATTATCTGTACTATCAGTATATGAATGCGTATATACATCTCCGATTGCCCCTATACGACTTGGATAAATATCGTCAAAAACAACAATCTGCTCAATAGCTTCCTCTGTATACATGTCGGGGTATGCGTCAATGTATGGAACTCCCTCCGGCATCATCAAATGCTTGGTTACAATACCTTCAACCGTTAATAGCGTTTTATCATCTGAAAAATAGCTTATAGGAATTCGGCTTTTTATAATATTGTTGATGGTATACATATTCCCGGCGGATACACTAACTCCTTCGGGAAGACGCAAAACATTTGCTGCTTCCCCTATCTGAAAATCGGGATTATATATCGCATCAAATGTCTGACCTTCATTGGGTCCCGTAGTGAATGTCACAGAGGCATTTGCCGACTTAGCTACATTCTCAATAGTAATATCCCCAGATGAACCGGCAAGTATCATCATTAAAGAAGAAATTGAACCTGGTAGTTGGAAGACAATATATAACTTCAAATCAGTAGCCCCACGCTCAATATTTATCTCTTTATTTAGGACAACTTTATCTGTCAGTTCTTTTTCCTGATTGTCATATATAGTGCGTACGTTTCCTCCAATACCATAACTCTTCTCTACATCATTGATTTTATATCGAAGCTGCCATCTCCAGCTATATATTCCTGATGGTAAATATTCCCTCTCCACAGATGAACCGGCTGGAGGGACTATTGTTCCTATATTAAACGAAGCACCTTCACTCTTTATTGCATAAGTTCCCCCGGCTGGATTGTTTGATAAAGATTCATAATTCAGATCATTCAACCCGGCTTTGACATATCCACTTGTCCGCACAGATGCCTTAAACTTATCTCCTATCTGGTCATCGGTAGGAAAATAGTCTATATTAAGCACTCGTGATGTATCAGAAATATCACGCCCATTTACCTTCTTAACATCGAATACCAGTTTTTTACGATACGTCTGTGGAATATTTCGCGTAGAACCGAAAGCATATATTCTAGTTGCATAAGAAGTCTGACTGTCACTCCGATTCATTGCACTAACATTAACACCAATCTCAAAATCGACCGGATCACCATGTTCGCAACGACCAAAACGGATTACATCTTTCTCTATCCACCATTCGCATTCAAATGTTTGAGACATTTGAGAAAGAGCGTCTAGCATGTTCATGTTATCATATGAAATCAGCTTGGATGAATCATCCACAGAATCGTCAATTTTGCATGTAAATGCTTTCCCTTTATACTGATAGCCTAACACTTCTAGATTTTTCAAGAACACATCCATGTGAACCTTTAGTGTATCGGTCAAATTCCAGCTAGCTTCTCTTCCACTACTTTGAGGAGTATAGAAGAACCTCTTATTTTTCCACTTCCAATAGTAAGCATCAAGCTTTAATTCGTAGTCATATCCCCCGGTAGTAGTATTGTAAGTAGGTTTATATAAGTCTACAAGCTCAAACAAACCAATATTCTCGTCATCAATGTAATCCCCAAGCTGAAAGTAGACAGGTTCAGCTAATGAGAACTTGAGAGTAATGTAATCAGAACTCATTAGCTGGAACTTTCTTTTACTACCTTCGTTGATAGGAGTAGAAAGACGGATGTTGCCGGATATGTCTTTGATGTCTATCATAAGTTTCGTATACCTTCATACGATGTTTGATACAAAAATACAAAAAATGACATTAAAAGTGTCATTCTAATCGTTAATATTTCTATCCATAGGATTAGGTTCTACTATCTTTAATGAAAAATGTGCAATTCCCCTCATAAACTGAGTAAATTGATTGCATGAAAGATATATTGTACGATATACTATATCAGGCTGATATTTAGATCTAATATTTAATACTCCAGTTGCCAATTCCTGACAAAAACTATCATATTTTTCAAAGAACTCATTTTCATCTTTAGCAGTAAGATTGATAGTCAACGTAAGATTACGCTCATCTACTTTGGGGCTGGCAGCTATTACGCGCTTGCCATGTTCTAATCTTGATTTATTCTCTATAAACTCTTTATTAGGAGCAGGAGTCATCAGTGCTGATAGAGAAGATGTATCCATACTAATTCCCCAATTGTCGTAGGAATCTTTATTGTTTATAAAAAGTTCACCTTTTGGCATATTGTATATATTTTATGGTTTATAATTAGCGAGTAGAGAGTCCCTTAGTATTAACTCTTACTTCGGATATATCAGCCTTTATGTCATTTAGCAATTTCGTATATTTGGTAATATCATCTAAATAACTATTGGTTATAACATGCTGTGTTAAAATGTTGTTAAGCACTTCATTCCCAATAGACGATATGCTTGTGAGAGAATTTATTCCCATAACAACAGCCATCATTTGATTCTTGATTTCTTCTCCGGCGATCTGAAGAGCAGTGAAGCGTCCGTTCAACTCGTCAGCAGAATCCTGAGACATTGTGGCAAATCCTTTCTTGGAAGACCCCTGGGAAGTAAATGTGCCACCACCGCCTACGATCTGCTCCCATGCCTTTCTGTCTTCAAGAGCACCATTTACGATAATATCCCATCCTTCTCTTAAGTCCTTAATATCAGAAGAGGTGATGCCTCCCTCTTTACCCATAGCTGCAGAAAAGGAGTCATACCATTTTCTTAATTCATCTTCATATCCCTTTGAGAACATTTGAGTGAATATAGCCTTTCGCATGTACTCTCCAAAATTATCTGCAAAGTCTTTTGACGAAGCATCCATATCCATAAGAGTATCTATGAAGCTGTCAAACAGGCTATCGAATGATGTTTGAGTCAATTGCTCTTGAACGGCCTTTTGAATGTCTTCTATTCTCTCTTCACCTTCAATAATCTTATTGAGGTAGTTTTGAACATCTCCATCCAACTTAGACCAAAAGCCGGGAGCTTCCTCTTTTAATTTTTCAAGCTGCTCAGCCGTCAGATCAAAGAGACCAGTAAGCCGGCCACCAATTGCGTCTGGATTCTGACCTATTGACTTGGCAAACTCATCCCACTGATCCCATAATTCCTGACTCATGCTATTTCTAATACGAACACCAATAGAGTGAGAACCAGTAGATGCACCAGAATTAAGCCTTTCTTTCCCTAATAGCTTATAAGACTCAATGCTCTTTTTTGCTATTTCAATAGCTTCCTCTCCGGCTTTAGCGGCTTCGGGACCATAGGACATATCTATGTATTCTTTCTTTTTATCTATCAACTCATCCCATATGTCATTTAACTTATTATATTCTTCCACCATCTCATTATAGTCGGAATAATCGGCCCCACCGATATTAAATTTACCCAGAGTCAATACATTTGCAAAACCGCCCCAAGCTTTCTCTGCTACATGACCTAATGATTTTACAATACCTCCAGCAAACCCTACAACTCCTTTTTCTCCAATTTGATCTATAATACTTAATATAGCCCCAATAATTCCCCCAATTTTACTTCCTGATTCTGCAAAAGCATCAACTAAATTACCAACAATATTCCCTACTTCTGATAAGCTTGCTGATCCATCACTTAATCTAGTCATTGCATCAGCAACTGCATTTATATTAGATATAGCCTTATCCCTAGACTTTTCTGCATTGACCTGAGCATTTAATTGATTCAATTCCGCTGCATTCTTCTTTTCTCTCGCTTTTTCAATTGCTACTTCATCGCCAGATTCCAAGGCTTTATTTAGTTCTGTTTGAGCCTCTGTTACTTTTACAACAGCTTGTTCATATTCTGTAAGAGAATCGCCTAGTCCGCCAAAGAAACCGCTTTTATCTATTAAAGCATTATTTATGTTATCTACCGCTTCTTCAATAACCTTAATTTGATCAGGAGTTGCATTTTTAAATTCAGAAGATTTTTTAAACTCATTCAGTTGTGCTTTCACTTTTGTCAACTGATCTTTAGTTATCTTACTCAGATCTCCAAAAATCACCTGCCAATTTATTGTATTTTTCAGTTTATCAAGATTTAGATTAGATAATGCTTCTTCAAATTCTTTTTGAAGAGAAGCAGCTTCTCCAGCTGTTGCTGATTCTTCTATGGCTTTGTTATATTTACGTGCAATAGCCTCTTTTTTCTGCTGAAATGTACCATATTTTATTATATACTCATTCCAATCCTGTTCTTGCTCACTTATTTGGTCTCTGAATTGACGTTTCTTTATATTTCCTATTATGGAATCAAAAGCAGATGTATCAACTTTCACAGAAGATGCATCAAACGTTTTCTTTTTATAGTTATTAGTCTGCTTTTCCCGCAAACTCTCCTGTTCATCAAAGGCCTTTCGCTGAAGCTCGATCTCTGTTCGGATATAATCTTCCCGCTGACGTTCTAAATCCTGTATTTCCTTCTTGTTGTCCAATTCACGTTGTGCACGAATCTTGGCTTCTCCCTCTGCCATAGCGTCAATACGAGACTGGGTAAGTTGATTCTCCAGATCTTGTTCCTTGCGCTTCCTTTCGGTTGCTTGCTTGTCTAATAGTTCGGAGATTTTCTTTTGTTGGTTTACGATGGAGTTATACTCTTTGGCTGTTTTAGAATCCGAATACTTATCTATTTGTTTTTGCGCTTCCTGTATTTGTTTTGTATATTTATTCCATTCCTTTGAATTTTCTTTAGAAGAGTCTAAAGCAGCGCGGGCATCTTCGGCTTCTTTCTTCTTCCCTTCCCAATATTTTTTATTGTAGACAGTAGGCTTATCAGCATCCTTTTTAGCTTGTTCGTCTGCTTTCTCAAAATCATCTAAAGCTTTAGTATAAATTTCAAGTTCTTTTCTTGCAGCAGATAAATCTTCTTTCAATGCTCCCGTATACCCCCCTCTATTATCAGTTTTAATTATACTGTTTTCCAGACCTTGTATTTTTTGTTGAGACATTACAACCTTAGTCTTTAAACCAATACGTTGCCGCCTTAAAAGTTCATCGGTCTCAAGTTTTATAAGCTCCGCATTTGTTTTTCGTTTTGCAGTTTCCCAATCCATATTTTGGAACACTTCAGGCATTAAACGCTGCAATTGGCGATATGCAATAAAACGTTCTTCTATAGATTTGGATTCATTACTTAAAATATTTGACAGTTCACTCGCTTTATTTTTTAACCCTTCATAATAACCTTCTTGCGCTTCAAGTGCTTCGTTTGTTTTGCGAACAGCTCTTTCTGTTTCAGTCTCTGCTGTGGCAAGTTTATAAATGCCATAAGCCAATCCAGCAATAGCAGCTGCAGCCAATACATACGGATTCTTTAGCATTGATAAATTCAAAGCGTCTTGAGCTTTTTTAGTTAAGACTAACCATCCATAGTGAACAGCTTCTTTGGTTGTCAAAGCTGTAATCCCTGATGCTTGTAAAGCTTGCAAAGAACTAGTAACCATTAGGGCGGTGCGATATGCTCCATAGGTTCCTACGATTTCTAACAGTACTCGTCCCACTTTCTCATAGTTTTCAACTAGATAGGAAACTCCAGATAAAGCATCGTTAATGATACCTTCATTGGCTTTTCCTATTTCATTAAACATTGTAGCAATAGCATCCTCAATATTAGAGATTTGCCCAGTAATTGTCTTTGACTGTTCTTGCATAAGATTGTAGAACATTCCGCCTTCATTAGTAAGTGACATGATAACCTTTTGAACTTCCGGGAAACCAACCTTTCCGGCTTCAACAAGTCCCTTAACTTCATTTTCCGCAACATTAAATTGCTTTGCTAGTTCGCGAATCATAGGTATACCACGGCCAGTGAACTGATTGAGGTCTTGGGTATATAAACGACCTTGGGTCATTGTAGTACCATAAAGATAAACGATATCTCCAAGAGGTTGGGATAAACCGGCAGCAATATTACCCAAACGTATCAAATCGTCATTAACATTTTCTACATTTTCCCCATAAGCAAGGAGTTGTTTAGCTCCATTAGCAACTCCCTGTAAATCAAATGGTGTAGTAGCCGCAGTCTTTACCAGTTGTTGCATAAGAGCATTTGCTTTTTCTTCACTGCCTAACATCGTCTTAAATGCGACTTCCAACTGTTGAAACTCACCGCGAACTTGAGCAATATTTGAAATCAACTCTTTCGCTGTAAATCCTGCTCCAAAAGCAGCAGCAGCTTTAGTCATACGGTTAAATAGATCTTCAATACTTAACCCACTTTGTTCTATTTGTTTAGAAGTGTTTCTTACTCCATTCTCACATTCATGTAATTTGCGTATGAAGTTGGAGTTATCGCCAGTGATATCAAAGTGTAATCCAGCCATAAGTCTTTTCGATAGAAATAGTTCCGTGCAACATTACACGGCAATACAAAGATAACAAAAATGGCGCAGTTAGTGCCACTATTATAAGAAAAACATATTTAATACATTATTTTTTTATCTTTAATTTTGTTTGTATTGTTATATAAAATATATTTGTACAAACGTTATTGTAAAACTGTAAAAATATGGATTTCAAGGATCAAATTTTACAACTGTCAGACCGCATAAAAAAACAAAAAGATAGCATATCTACAGAAGAAGCCACAAAAAATGCTTTCATAATGCCATTGATAGCTTCTTTAGGTTATGACGTCTTTAATCCTTTCGAAGTTGTTCCGGAAATGGACTGTGACTTAATCAAAAAGAAGGGAGAAAAGATTGACTATGCTATAATGAAGGACGAAAACCCGATACTTCTTATAGAGTGTAAGCATTGCAAACAAGACTTGAATCTGCATGACACCCAACTACAAAAATATTTCGTAGCCTCTAAGTCTCGCTTTGGAGTCCTCACCAATGGCATAGAATACCGTTTCTATACCGATTTGGAGAAGGTTAACATTATGGATGAAAGGCCATTCTTAGTTGTAAATATGCTAGATCTGTCTGATGCAGACATAGAACAGCTGAAAAAATTCCACAAATCTTATTACAATGAAAACAATGTACTTAGCACAGCAAATGAATTAAAATACACAACGGAGATAAAGGAAATTTTCAACAAAGAAATACAATCTCCTACATCTGATTTTGTTAGATTCTTTGCAAAACAAATATACACAACCGGGCAAATCACACAAAAGGTAGTTGAAATGTTCACCCCGCTTGTAAAAAAGTCAATGTCTATGGTAATAAATGATATCATAGCTGAAAGGCTTAATACAGCAATGAAAAATGACGAACAGGTTGAAGACACAACTAATATTTCTAGTAATTTACCTAATTCTCCCAAAGAAAATACAGAAAACAAACTACCTGAAGGGATAGTTTATATGGATAAAGAAGCAGGGATTATCACCACACAAGAGGAAATGGATGCTTATAATATCGTGAGAAGCATACTTAGGCGTAGTGTAGACGCTTCACGGATTACATATAAAGACTATAAGACTTATTTCGTTATAAGTTTAGACAACAGTCAATGGTATTGGATATGTCGTATTTCTATTGGAGCAAGAAAGAAGCAAATAGGAATACCAGTAAACAAATACAAAAGCTGCGACTGGATTCAGATTGATAGCATAGATGATATATTCAAATATGCGGATAGACTTGAAGAATCAATTAAAATGGCAATAGAAAAGTTGTAAAAATAAAAACTCAATAATTATGAAGAAGAATATTTTATTATTACTGGCGGTGTTTATTTATTCAATAATGGGATTTGCTCAAGAAAAGAAAGAAGTTATCATTAAAGCTGGTACTGTTGTTCCTTTGGAAGCCATAAGTAATGTTAGAGCCTCTCAAGTACATGAAGGGCAGAATATCGATTTTAAAGTTTCTAGGGATGTTATTGTAGATAAAATAGTAGCTATTCCTGCTGGAACTATAGCTAAGGGAATAGTATATGAAGCAAAAAGATCGTCATGGTTTGGAACTAAAGGAAGATTAGGTATTAAACTACGTTATTTAACTCTTTCATCCGGAGATAATGTAAACTTCTCATCTTCTGAAGTTTATATTACTGGGAAAAATCGTACTCCTCTATCAGTAGTAATCTTTTGTTTCACATGTCTTCCTCTTCCTTGTGGATCTAAAGCTGAAATGAAAATTGGTTATGAGTTTGATGCATCAGTAGCTAACAATACTACAATAACTTTAGAGTAATTATTAAAAAATTGTTCAGTTTTACCTATAAATCACGAGGATTTTTGTATAACCCCCGTGATTTTTTTATCCCTAATTTTTAAAATTGTTCTATTCTTCGTATTTAATCCCATTTCATAGCTTTTATCTTTGCCATGTTTTTCCGATCGTCCGCATTTACAAATGTCCTGTCATTGGAAATACGGGCTTCTTTCTTTTCTTCATCGGTAAGATATACTGAAGTAATAGTATCTGCCATCAACATTTGAAGAAATGAAAAACTAATTTCCCACACAATCTGCTGTGGAGTCATGTTGAGCTTTTCACATGCTGGTAATATCAAAGAACCAAATACGCTTTTACCGCCAAAAGTGATAGAATTACCTTTTTTGTTTTTTATCATTGAGACTTTAGCTAGTTCTTTGCGTTCCCGGTCAATCCCAAAATATTTGATAAACTCATCGGTATTATCTTTAGTAAGCACTATAACAAGAAGCTGAGACATTTCTTCATTTGAAAGATTGTTTCTCAAAAACTGGCATCTACTATTTACAATTCTGCTATTAAATAGTTCTTCTTTCTTGTTGAGCGTATGATATGATAGTAGCTGGCAAACAATATCTTTTTTTTCTTGGCATAATCTTAAAGCCTCCATGTATGGGTTTGATTTTATAATATCAGCATTCATATCAAGGCTTTCAATAAGTCTTGAGAGTAGATACGTTTTGCCTAACGTTATTGGATATAGATAAAAATGTCGCTTATTAACCTGAAAGCCGTATGGCCTTTCCATTATGGTATCAGCAATATTCATTTCTATTATTTTTCGATCTTCAATCATATACTATTACCTTTTAGAAAACAAATTGGCTATCTTCACAGACCACCAATTTCAGATTTGAACAAAAAGACCTAGAGCGGACTGATGGACCTGCACCATCCCCTTCACTCTGGTAGAGCGACGCACGCCTGTGTGTGCTTAATCCGCAAGTGTGCATCTATAAAGCAGATGCACAAAGGTTTAAACTATATCTATTGTAAATTATCCGCCTATGCCGGAATTGGGGGCGACTTCAAACTTGTCTCCATCACCGTCTTCGTCGTCCGGGTCACACTCTATTTTTGTAATAGATGATCCTGTTGTAGGAGTAACAATAATTTTACCCCATTGAACTTGTTTCTTTTCAGCGGCATATTTTAAAGCGTCAAATGTATATGCCCACACACCACCATCTGCACTAGTAAACGTATCTTCAACTGACACTGTTGTCTTTTCCATACAAAATCCAGGAACTTCGGGATCTTCCGGTTGTAGTGCAACAGCATAATTGTGAGCAACTACGCCATCACTGTCGTTGATAGGTCTTTTGCGGCCTTTTGCTGCACGTATGTTGAGTACAAGGGCATAGGTGTTTTTACCATACTTGACATCTTCATTTTCTCCACCTTCAATTTTGGCTTCTTGTTTGTCGCCTTTTGTTGTTGTCAACTGTGTGGAATCTTCCACGGGTGTAGGAAGCTCTTCCCATTTGGGCGAAGAAGCATCCAAGTCTTTTACGAAAATTCGGGGTTTACCCCATCCGATTACTGCCATAGTTCTATATCACTTAATATAGTTAATACTTATTCGTTATTTATCTCAATGTACAATTTGTTATTAATGAAATGTTCTGTATGTCCGTCCTCAAAAGGTGTATTTGTAGGACTGGTTTTTTGGCTACATTTTGATGGGGTTGTGTGGTATTCATCTTTTCGTATGGAGATAAGGAATTTGCATAATTCACACAGCTTACCTACGCGTAGAGTATCTTTTTCCCACGCCTTTGTTTCCGAATTCCATAAATCACGGACATACACATTGACATTAACATAAGCTCTTTGGATTTGGCCACATCCTTCATTGGCAAGTACAGATATAACAATATCCTCTTTGTCTGACTTGTTTGGTCTTCCTCTATCACTTAATTTGCCGGTAACATTCCTTTCAAGGTCTGTGCCCTTAATTTTGTGATAGACAAACTTAGCTATTTCAATGTCTGATTTCATTATTTAGCAATCTGTCTTTTTAGTTTCTCAAGCATCTTGGGAACTTGGTCCATCGCCCACAATTCCGTTGATGCAAGTACGTCCTTATTATCCTTCCTTTCCACATATTCAGCATAGTTCATTCCTGCGACTATAACAAGCACATAGTCATTAGGATACCTCTTTACAAGTTCCTTGGCCAAGTTTTTACCTACACTTACGCCTTCCGAGCCTTGCTTTATCTGATTGAAGTCTGAGTATTGGATAATATTACCGTTATAAGCTATTACATAGCCAACTGAACTTCGCAGGTTACCGGACTGATCATACCAACTTTTATTACCTTCTCTGTCACGTACTCGTGAAACACATTGTTCCCCAAGGTAAGACAAAGCGCGTATTGTTAGCCTTTCAACCCGATTTGCTTCTTTCATAAGAACCTTATGAATTTCATCCAGCTTGGTAGTCATTCTTATGCCCATAATACTAAACCCAAATTTTGCACTGAAGTTGGTAACGATGGAAACCTTTTACTTCAAATTCCCTTTCAATTCCTCCGAGAAGACTTATCTTAACCCTGTCACCAATAGTAAAGGTTTGACAATTGCTTGGAAGACATACCGTATATGAATAGCTTCTTACAACACCATCCTCAAACTCTCTTTCTTCCGCCTTCCCAGAAGGCACGGCATCACAAGGAATTGAGCCTTTCCATTCAGATGAACCTAGATGATAATCACCATTTTCATCTTCATATCCAGAACTAGATACAAGGTACTGCAAACGGTGAGGTTTTCTATTCAATACAGCCATTTCTACGACAAGCAATCACCTACATATACCTTTGGCTTTGGTTCCAATTCTACCGAAGGTTCACCAATGGTATCGTAGATGGAGTTAACATGCAACAGTATTAGTTTCTTATCTTTATCAGACAAAGCCCCGAAGGACTTGTCTGCTTCAGAGAAATTGATAGCCTGAACCAAAGACCAAAGACAATCAGCTAGAGCTCCCTGATATTCGTTGGAATGAGATATGTCATAATTAAACTCATCATCGCCATTGAGATTACGTTTAATCATCACATTCTCTACAAAACCGATAGGGATCGGATAATGTATTTCGTCTATGAGGGCTTGCTGAATTGTCTTCATGACTTACGATGCTTTATGAGATTCGACCGCCTTTTTCAATGCTTCTTCGTCTGCGTCACTCAATCTGTTGACTGCTGCGATTAGCTTATCATCGGAAACGGTGGAAGTCAGGTTCTTGCCTGCAATCTTGTTATATTCCGTCACAAACTCCGGCTTTTTGTAAGTTGCTCCCCAAATTGTAATTTTGACATCAGTGGCATCCTTCTCTTCTTCTGTAGTGTTTACAGTTTGGGCTTCCAGTATATCCAAAGAATAGATTTGGTCTACGTTTTCGATAACCGGCAAACAAATAGCCTGTCCGTTTGTAAATTCCTGTAACGGATCTGTCTTAGAGTAACGGCTGATCAACTTGTATTCATCAACGGTAGTATATTCCACTCCATTAACAGGATTAGTCGCTTCAGCCAAAGTTCCCCATACAAAAGAGCCTACATTATCAGCAGAAGGGAGAAATATCAATTTATTCGCGTTCCACGGTTTATAAGATACCCTTTTACCGTTCTTTTCATAAGTTACTGAACGGTCAATCTTCAGGAATGAGATACCGTTATATTGGTCAGAGAACGCTTCATCAAATAATGTAGAAGTAGGTACAGGCAGCTTAGTCTCATTATCAAAGGTTTGTCCTCGATAATTTGCGGCTAATTCTTTAGCCCATTGAGATTGACGCATTTTGTTATATGTAGATAAAGCCAGCATAATGACCGAAATACTGTTACCGTCATCATTAGCTTTGCTTATAACTCTCTCGATATCATCTCCTGTAACTTCCCCAGTAGTAACAACGCCAAAACTATGACTAGGTAAATAGCCGTATTTAACGCGCAAACCAAGACCGGTGTTCTTATCATCATCATCTTCAACAACAATAACCCCATCAGAAAGCCCAGTAAGGAAATTAGCCTCATTTCTTTCGTCAATACCAACAGAACATGCGGTTCCGTCATCTGTTAAACGAGAGAAAATTCTATTTTTAAGAGATTTTTGCGCTTCTTCCGTAGTGGCATTAGATAAATGCGCTTTCATGATATTGATAGCGTTGATCTGAGTTTCTCTCAAAATTTTCTTAATACCAATTTTCGGCAATACTCCACTAGAACGAGCAATAGAGTCACGTTTCTTTGGAGACAAGGGAGAGTCCATAGCTACCATATCAGCAGCTACATATGTAGTGTTAGCAGATGTGCCTTCCCATTTTTGATCAGGAGAATATACCTTAGTAAGCATCGTTTTGTGAAGATAGGTCAAATTCTGGTTTGTTCCATTGATCTTTTCTTTCACATATAGACTCAATTTAGGCCATATTCTTCTTACAAATTCAATAAATAATGATTCATTCATCTTTCACCTCCTTTTAATCGTGTAAAAAAGTTAGTTGTGGCAATGCCGTTTTTAATGCAGCCTTGATGCTGTCAATAGGATAAGGACTTGCCACGTCATTCACTTCGCCAGCATACATGATACCAACGAATGGTTTGTCGGCAGGCTTGGAACAAACAACAACACCAACATATTCATGATTGCCTGGCAATGATTCGTAGGCTGTACCTGCAGAATTAACAGGCATTGGCTTATAAGTATCATTTTCTGTATCGCGGATAACGATATGTCCGGCTTTGATTACAGACTGCTTAAATCCAGTCATGTCCAACGTCCGACCATTCATAATTCCGCCCAAATAGTTACGAATAACAATCGAATCCATTCCGGTTAGGATTGTTTCTTGTTCGTTGACTAAATCAGCTTTTGCACCCATTTTTAATTTACTTTTGATTAAAGACCTTTAGCCATTGCTATGACCTCTTCATCGGTTAATACTTCATTTTCTTCTTGCTTCTTACTTCCTGCACCTGGAGGATTACCTAAACTAGAAAGCCCTGCATCGGCACGTTCTTGGTTGTAAGATTTCAAATCTTCCTCAACTTCGGAATAGAATTCTTCAAACTCTTCATCATTTTCAAACTTCATTTTATTGAAAGATTTCAATGTACGAGTACCGAATGTGCCAGCATCTTTCAATAAGGATTCAAGTTTTTCTTTACGTGTAGTGGTAACTTTTTCACCTTTCAATGCTGCGATTTCGTCATTCAGTGTTTGTACTGTCTGAACTAAACCTTTAGCCCATTCCGGAGCATCATCATTCTTTCCTCTGTTTTTGGGATTTTTGGTGTTTGAACCAGCTTGACGTCTTTGATTGTTCGAAGCTCCGTCGTCGTCATCGTCATCGTTGTCGTCGTCATCTGTTTCAGGGTGATTTTTCTTCCATTCATCAAGCAAGCGATTGGCTTGTGACTGGCCGAAAGGTAAGTAACGTAGTGCGGAGTCAATCTCTTTGTCAATTTCTGCATTTACGTCTTCATCTGAGGCATCATCTGCGGAAGTAAGGTTATCGGCAATCTTGGCAGCAATACCCTTTAATTCCCTTGAATTGAACCCTAACGCCTTCGCTTTAAGTTTCAATTTTACAAACACTTGTTGTTTTCTGTCCATTGTACAATGTTTTAGTTACTAAAAATAGCCTGCATAGCACGTATGCCAGCAGACTATTCGCTAGAACTTTACTAAACATTAGAGCAATGAGTCTTTACGACAAGTTCTGTGGCGTACGTCTTCATACGCATCTGCTACAAAGGTAGTAAAAGTGACATTTAAAGAGCCATATTCAACGTTAAACTTTCATAATAAACGCACGGCACGAAAGTAGTCTTGTACTCCGTGCCGTGAAACTGAATGTAGTTGTACATCAGCGGTTATTCTTTAAGATATCTATATGCTTTTAGGTATTTGTTTATTCCATTTTCTTTTTCTATCTTTGCCTCATCATCATGGAATTGGGTGGTTGTGGAGACTGCCCTTTTCTTTTTCCCATAGCTTACCTCCTTACTTTCTGGAAGCCTTTGCTAAATACACAACTTCCATCTGTTCACTTTCATCAATGGTATTCACTTTCCCCTGCTTCATCCATGCTTCTATTTCAGTACGATCAAAGTACAGCTGCTTTCCATTAGGTTTATAGTGCGGTATTTGACGATTACAAGTGAGTTTATACAAGTGACTTTTACTAAGTCCGGTCAATAGTGATGTATCTTCTAATGTCAGCACATTTTTTGCCGCCAATAGGGTATAAACTAAAATCTGATTAATTTTATCTTCCATATCTTCCATTTTTGTGACTTTGGAGCTATGTACACTTGCACTTCTGTCTGTTTAACATGGTGCAAAAATCGGAAAGGAAAGAAAGAAAAAACATTTGCTTTTATTGGGATATACATTGGGAAATATATTAGGCAATACATCAAAAAAGGCAGCCTAATCGGTTGCCTCATTAAATATATTACCTATGTCCTTTATCCTTCAGGTGACCGTCACATTGCAAACTTATAAATTTTATAGATGAAATCAAAGGCTAATCATTATTTTTTTCTAAACGGATTGAAATCAGGGTCTTCTCCTTTTTCCGACTCGTAACCGTCTAGAATAGCATTCGTGTTGGCTTCATCCTGCCATCGTTCAAAAACCACGCGATCGGATTCATCTTGCCGTTCGCGTTCTTCGGTTGTCATGGAATCATGCTTAGTGGCGATGCGTTTATCGATTTCTGCCCATCGTTCCTTATCCTTCATAGATTCCTCATGCAGTTTAATGAAATCCTCTTCTTGCATCTCCTCAAAGTTTTCAGTTGTATTCCAGTATTCTACACCTTTGTACTGGAAATGGATAACTCTACCATTTTTACCACTACGTTCTATAACTTTTACACCTTTTATCATTGCTCTATCAATTTAATGCGAATAATGCCATCAAGTTCTCTTGGAAGCCCAGACACCAAGAACTTACTCTGTCTGTCAAACAGAATTTCATGCTGGTTTTCTAATGTAAAGATACCATTAAATTCTGATATTTTACTGATATCCCGTCCGTTTTTACTTTGAATTTCAAAGATAACACGCTTGTAACTTTTGGGCACTCCCATATGAGATATAAATTTTCGTGGAGTATCTTCATATATACTGGAAGACACAAACCCTTTATCAGAAATTACATCACCGATATGGTCTAGAAAGCGCTCTTGCAACTTCTTCATGCTCATGGTTTCACCACGGTACACTATGCCTTCATGCTTAGGTAACTTGGATAAAGCCTGACTTATCAATTTACTTGCTACGTCAACATATTCATCTTCCGTACTGTTGCGGAGTCTACGGTTTATTTCACGGCTGGTAGCACCTTTGTTTGTTTTACCCACCGCCTGCGTATAAGCATTGACAGCCGCTTGTTGCACTTCTGGAATGTGAGGATAGGTTTTATTGTAATATTCTACACGACTCATAGCAAGATTAGTCCTGTGTTTGCGTACAAAAACCTTTTCTGTCTTATTATAGACATCTACCTTAAAATCCTCACGGATATACTTCCCATTGTCGCGGATGAAATAAGGCGAACTGCCCCAGCTTTTGGCACGATGTATGTTATCGTTAATCCACAGCTTGAATTTGTCCGGTACATCCTTGACCTCATTCACGCTCTCGGTGGAAACATCGCTCCGTCCATCCCATTCCCAGAATTCTTCTTCTGTTTTGAGAATAGGAACTTTATAACAACGACAATTACTACCCCAAAAACATTTTCCATTTCTGCGTATATACATGATATGGTTACGTTCAAGTGTCAGGTCATAAACATTTCCATCATACAAAACATATTCTTTATCAAATACTGTTGATGTAGTTGAGTAACATTCACGTATAATGTAGCAGTCATAATTTGATTTTATTTCAACTCCATTTCTTTTATGAGATTTTCCAGCCTTATTTACAGAGAATGATGGTCTTTTACCTGATTTCAATATAAGTTCAGACAAATCTCCTGACATTTGTTTAGAAGTAGTGAAAAACATTCGTTCTTCTTTGTTAGAAGTGAATACATTCCCTCTATTCCCAACAAATGACTTGAATGGTCTTGTATATCCATCGCACAGAACGAAAGCATTCAAGAATATTTCAATCTGCCTTTTGGATGACGATTTTATTTCATTCGGTATATATTTTTCATTGCATACACCAAAACGTTTCAAATATTGGCAAATGTCTGCTGAATAAAAACATACACCGTCATCATATTCAGTTACTTTATACCCAAGTTTTTCTATTAGTGATATGATTTTATTTCTTGCAGGTTCTCCTTTTTTTTGAGATATAATAACTTGACTTTTACGTATTGTGCTACCATCTGATAACCAATATCCCATGAACTCGCAAAACAAATCAAAATCAATGACTGTGCTTCCGATTGTCATACAATCAATATCATCAGACTTATATTCGCAGCCACGATAAAATGCACCCTTCCCTTTTGTATATTCATTCGCTTGGCAGTTCCTAATTCTGCCATCATTCTTATTCAAATAAACCATATTGTGATCAGGCGTGACAAGGCAATCTAATGACTTATTGAAAAAGCGAATCATTTTACCGCTATGTGAATAGCATTGTCTGTCTGTAAATCCAACCCATTCAGGAACTCTTTCGTTTGGATTTAGAGATAATATCAAGTCATCGTCAAGCACATCTTTGAATAACTTCCATCCTCTACTTGTGAGCACTTCACTATCATCTGAGTAGCAATTAGGGTGCCATCCTGTCCACTCAAAATCTTTTGGGTACTTTCCTGCAAGTTGGTCGCAAATGTCATAATACCGTCCCTTAGGAACTCCCTTGCAGTTATGGTTTCCACTCAACTTTATTTCATATCCGACTACGAAATCCATTTGTTTCCATCTTTCATTTTCGGCTGCTCTATAAGACATGTTTATTTCTGAACGGGCTAGACGTATGGAACGATATTCACAATCTTGTATATGTTCAGCACTGCCATATCTGTCTTTGTAATCTTTTTGCAGTAATGGGAAATCAAGAAGATATTTACTTATTTGCTTACTCAACGTAACAGCACTGGTTCCTTTTTGAATAGCGCATGAGATCGCAGCCTCCAGTTCTTCTTTGTAGATCATAGATTGCTGCCAGAGTTTTGCAGATATATTGAATCCTTTATCTTTTCGATTCTGGAATGCTTTCAAAGCATCTGAATTTGTTTGATATAGTATTTTATATTTTTCTTTGTCAACTTGGGCGTTATATGCTTTTAGCACTTTGTTTACTATTAAATCCTGTGCTTCATTACTGTTCTTCCATTCTTCGGTAGTACCACGATAGATAGTTGCATTTATATCCTCTACAAAGTGCTTCTGTATATCGTCAATTTGCTTTTTAGTTTGAGGGTAGTCAGACCATTTAAACGGCTTATCACTATCTGAGAAATAATTAGTTAGTGAAACGGCTTTGGCTGCTTCCAAATTCAGGGTATCATATATCTGCTCAACTAGGGCTACATATTTGTTTAATCTCCTGTTGAGTTCTTGGTATTTTTTTTTCTGATTTGGAATCTTTGGCTTTGCCATTATTTTATATACTTTTTCTTATCCTTCTTGGTAGGGTAGAGATGATGTTTTACTATAATCTTACCACAAATAGGACAATCTTGTACGATGTATTCCACTGTAACTACTCTAGTATGCTTTTTCATATTTATTCCTCCGAAATTATATCAGGTGCTGGCATTTCCAATAATCGGATAGCTTTAATTGTTTCCTTTCCCTCCAATATCGCTTTACATAAACGATGGTAGCCATCAGCAATTTGACCTACTTCGTCAAGAATAATAGGATATTCAAGAGAGCATTGATTCACCCGTTTGCATTGAAAAATGAAACTGTGAAGCTGATTGCATTCAAATGGTTCAGCTGTAAGGTCTATATTCCATAGTGGCATATCAAGAACCGGATATTCTTTTGCCTTAGCAAAATCGTAGAGTGTTTGAGCTTTCCATATCTTGTTTCCACGATGATATTCACTTTCAGCAAAAGTTATATTATCTATTGGAACTTTCATACTATTCTTTCTTGATATATACTTTGATTTCACCAGTAACATGTAGCTCATCACCAATTTTTTCAACGGAGTATTCTATTAGTTCCCTTTGGTTGATCGAACTGATAATTGATTGGCGGACTTCATCCTTAACTTCCTTGATTAACTTTTCATCTGATTTCCGATTAGACCAGCCTTCATCAAGTTTTTTCTTTTTCCGGTAATCCTTGATTTCTTTTTTAGTCCGAACAAGGCAGATACCAAGCTTCTTTGCTTCGTAGTTATCAACTTGTTCAATACTACTTAATCTTTCTTGTGGGGTGATCTTCGCTACTAATCTAATAAGCCAGTTTGATATTTTTCTCTTCATGATTTTAAGTTTTAAGTTGGCAACGCAAACATATGCCTACGCCGCCTTTACTTTTCTACAAGTTGGCGGACAGGTTATAAATCTTCATCCTCATAAGACATTTTCGCACTCATGACACCGACTGTGCTTAGTATCTTGATAGAAAGCCCCTTTTGTACATCAAGCTCAAAAATCACATTATCATTGAATTGAGCAGAAGGGTATTGATACAACAGTGCATAATCCATACCTTCCAACTTTGCGTATAAGCTAAGCGTCCCATGTTTCTCTCTGTCTATCTGTATTACACATTTGCCAACAGAAGTAAACTCACAAGAATAACCCTGTTTTTCCTTACTAAATTCTAATACATCTATTTTTACCATAATGATTATATTTTGATTATTATTCCGATTGTTCGAAAATATTGCTTATTCTACTTTGAGAAGCTGCAGCTTCCTCTTTCTGTATCTGCAATAGGGTAGCTTCTGGATCATTAGAACCTGCCTCCCTAATAGTTTGAAGCTGACTCTTAATAGCCTTACCTCCATTTTGTTTAATAAGTCTGTCAGTAGTGGCATCCTCATCCATTTGTATGAAAGGAGTTATAATATGTTCAACTTCTACATTGTCAACTTCACTCGCCCAAGAGACATTCATCATTTTAAGAAAAGCCTTAATAACACTACATTCACGTTCAAAGGCCTCTATCCACGAACCGCTTTCATCGCCAACCTTTAGGTGGGCATCAGTAAGAAGTGTTTGTCTAGCATCAAAGCCAATATTACCAAGTGATTTCATATTATCAAATGAGATGTCCGGCATTTGGGACTGACTCCAAAAGAATTTGATAAGAGTATCAACATGATATTTTAAAGCTTCAATAGCCTGTTCCCATGAAACATATGACACATCTCCTCCATTTTCGACACGAAATACCCTACGGCTTTCTCCCTTGTCTTCTTTTCCTTGAGTTGCACCTGCTACTTTGAGAATAGGAGCACTATTATAGGCTATAACGTCACTATTGCGTGATAAAGTATATTCTATCTCATTACGCAAATACGACAATCCATCGTATATAGGAACAGGACGATAAATATAGACTCCGGGAATTTTCATAATAACAATAGGTTCTACTTTAACTTGTTTCCATCCAGTACCCTGTTGCATCCATTTATAGTGAGTAGTAGCCGTATATGTTTCAAAAAAAATAACTTCTTTATCCTTTATTTTTTTTGAATATTCAAATGACATAGCAACCATATCATCCAACTCATCGAGCAAAGGATACAGTTTAGTTCCATCCATTGGGGAGTAGGTCTTACATTTCAGTTTATATTTGCTTTTAAAGCCATATAAGGTATTCGGGTTCTCAACGGCATACCAGATGGTAAATACTTCACATGAAGCAAAATAATTATTTCCTCTCTTGATATTTTCACTGTCGACGCGAGCATACTTGTAGATATTTTCAATGGCTTTAGCGATCTGCTGTTTGATTTCATTATCCTCAATATTATGATATACTCGTCTTACAGGAATAGAAAACATAAACTCAGTTATTCGCTTAGTGAGGAGCTTCTCCAAACCGATGTATATGCGAGAAGCCTTTTCTACTGTCCCATCAGATTTTATCTTATCCTTACGGGTAACAGTATCACTAACTATCGTATGCAATTTCGGTTCGTAATCATTGATAAGTTTGCTCCATGAAGGAACTGCGACTGTTTTTTCTTTCAGATCGTTAATTACTTCATCAGCAGAGCGGGAATTGTCTAAAATAGAAGTTATTTCGTCCATAGGCTGTTCCGTACTTCTTCATACGGTGATTAGTTGAACATATATAAATACTCCCAAAGAAACCGGATAGCACAATACGCACTATCCGGAAACGTGAAGGAGCACGTTAGCATCAAATGCTACGGTGCAAATATAATAAAAGTGACTATAATAATGCCATATTATAACAAAAAAATAATATCTATCTAGTATAACCGACCATTTTTACAGCCTCATGCATATAATAAGGGAGGTTGATAGCTGCAATTTTACCGGCATATCCACAACGCCATAATTCAGCTTGCCAATCCTGTATATCATCACGTTCATCAATATTGTACTTCTTCAGTAAATCACGCATAATAGCACAATCTTCATATCTTCCCATAACTTTAGCAGAAGAATAAAGATTGAGTAAGACTTCTTGACCATAAAGAAGAAGTACTTTTTCAAATACATTAAGTCGATCTTGTATCATAGGTATATTAATGTCTTACTCGGTAAAGGTGATGAATGCTGCATAGTTTAGCCCTTAGAGGATTTTACGCCTCTTGGCTATAGCAGCATTCAAACAGTCATTGTTCGTATAAAGTACGCCGTTTTTAGCTGGATGGCATTAACAAGTCACCATCTTCCCGGACTTTTCGCTTACTTGTCGCTGTGAAGGCACTCCGGTTTCGTTCGCCTCTCGATTTCTCACATCCACGCAGTATCGAGTTTTAGGAGTACAACCCTCTGTCTCTCTGCTTATGCAGCCTACCGCCGATTGTACAACTGGCTTTAAAAAGAAAGCCTCGTAATAGGTACGGGCTACTACGAGGCAATCATATATAAACTCCAGAAGGAGAATACTTAGTAAATGTCAGGTAACATTCCGTACTTGTTACGGATGCAAATATAGATATTTTATTTCAGAACAACATCTATAAAAGATAAATTTAACACATATTTATCCTTTATAGATATCATATTACCCATGTGTCGTTTTTTTAGACAACTGTGTCACTAACTGTGTCGTTAATTGTGTCACTTGTAACTCTAATTGATTGATTTTTAGCATTATTTCTGTGTCATTAGGTGTGTCACCAACTGTGTCCTAGAATTATATTAATCTATTGAAAATACTAAAACAAACAAAAATGGCGCCGACTTTCACAAGCCAGCGCACATAAGAGCAATGAAAACACCAAAAAGAAGTGTTTTCAAACGCAAAGGTACTAAAAGAAACACAACTACAAAAAATCTTTGAGCAACTCTTCATCACTAATAAAACTGTAATCTCTAGGATAAAACGTATTTGCTAATGCGTCCATATAATCAGGGGAACGTTTAATACGCTTCTTTACATCTTCTTTAGGTTCAATGATAATCTTTCCATTACTAAGAAACTTCCATTTAGTTTCAGTAGCTTCTTCCATCAACTGGTCACATGGTGGCAGAGCAGCTCCAAAACCATTCTTGGGATTAAGCCAATCACGCAAAGCCCAATATAGATATGCTCTCATATTCGCGAACTCATACTCTCCGGTTATGTCATGCAAGCCATCTGCACCTTCAGAGTATTTACATGAAAAAGCGTTTGTAAATTCTTCCTCTAATAATCGTGAATACACACCAGCGCCCTCTCCTATCGTATCAATAAAAGCTTTTGCTCCTTTCTTTTTCAAATAAGGGACTGTCATACCTACTACATGCATGTGATCCGCACGTCCAGAAGATTGATGCACTTCAAATTGAGGAACATAGTTTCCATATCTCGGACAAAGCACACTATTGTCGCGTCCCATACCGGCAACGTCAACTCCTAACTTGCAAGATTTAGCTGGAATGAAACCGTCTGCTTGTAATTCTTGCCAATTCCTGTTTGCTATTTCTATCCATTCATAAGGAATAAGAACATCTTCAGAAACCTTCGGGAACATACCAAGTACCTTGACTCGAAATAAATCGTTAGGTCGGTATAGACTTCCTTCCCAATTGAAATCGCCTTCTCCCTCATTAAAGTCTGTTTGCTGAATGGGAGAGCACCAATTTATTACCTTGTCTTTTACCCATTCATAATCTACTTGACCTGGAATTATAACTTGTTTTTTTACCACATTCTCCGCATTAAGAGAACTAAGCCTAAATTTAGCAAAACGTTCTGATTTCATGGCTCTAGCTGCATATCCAGTAGTAATATTAGGATTAAACACTATGAGCATCCGAGAATTTCCCTGTAAGTTACCTTCTATCGCATTATAAACAATTTCGGATATACCTGATGCCTCTGTGACAACAAACATGGTATTTGCTGCATGAAATCCCGACCATGATTCAGTCGCGTTGTCATCCGCTTTAAATCCTGTCAAAAACCATTCTTCATAATCCGTTCTTATGTCATCAGCAACCAATCTGCCTGGACAACAAAAAGGAAACTTTGCCCTTGCCGCACGAATCAACCTTCTGATTTCAGGAGTCATAATATTTTTCACTTGCCTCCCTGTTGGTGCTGTCATGGCCACCTTGGTATTCCCAACAAGCACACCTTTTTCATTAAATCTAGGAGTAAGATACATAAAACACAACGAAGCACAGGCCGCAACAAAATCTTTTCCACGAGCAGTTCCACTTGCAACAGCAGTCATGGGGTTATGTTGGACAGACTCAATAATAGCTTGCTGCTCACGATCTAATCTTGCGCATAATGCATCACGGACAAATTTATTCCAATCCTTCGACCAGTACGCAATAATTTCACTTATGAGTTTCTTTTTTTCATCCTTTGTCACCATTCTTATATGAACCGGTTAATGATTTTAAAGCATCTACCCAATCATCATTAGTAACATTTACATCTTGTTTATCTTTCCATTCATTTGGTCTACGATTTTTTAACCAAAATATTTGTGCTGTTGTATCTCCCGCGACATGCTTTTTCGTTTTCTTCACCACAGTCGTTTGACCAGATCCATCCTCTCCTATTTTCACCTCAGTTGTAGTTTCCTCAATATCATAGCCAATAGCTCGTTTATATAAAGCACTCTCTACCTTCATGTCGGCTTCGTCTTTACCTTCCTTCAACAAATCTATAACTTCAGGATGTTTCTTTAGTATACTTTTGAACGTAGTAAGTCCTATTCCAAGACGCACACATAAACCTTTATTGTCAGCCCCATTCCTACAGTCTGCTATAATAAGATCTTCCTTCCCTTTTATATATTTATCATAAAGAGAAATCTCCATTTTGGGCCTACCTCTCCCTGCCATATTATACCTCCTCTTCTTTCAGTTCAAGCAAAAAGGCTTTGCAAATATCAATCATACGTGCAAAAGCCACCGTATTACTTTTTATATTAAATTTTTTCTTAACCTCTGTAGCTACCTTAATAAATTCTTCATAGGAGCCGACAACTATCGAACTATTTGCAGATATTTTCTGTTTTTCTAGTTCCGCTAGAACAGCTTTGACATCATTGCTCCTACTTTCAGTAAACAAGAACTTCATTTCGGTAAGCTCTATATCCCCATCATTAATAGAGACCGTGGGAATCTTATCCGTATCAATAAATTGAATGCCGTTAAGACCAGAAAACTCTCTTGCTTCAATAGTGCGCATCTCGCTATAAATTTCCTTAAGCATCTGAGCATCATCTTTGCCTACTAAAGCATTATGACTAAGCACATAGGCAATCTGCTTGTCTTTATCAACCTCTTCAATATACAAGATTAAAATATATTCCAACTTAGCTTTAATGGCAGCTTTTAAGCGATGATTTCCCGACAAAATGAGATATTTACCGTCATTTCGTTTCATCGCAAACGGGAGCTGAGATAAAAAACCGTCTTCAGCCACATTTGCTGTTAGTCTATCTAGTGTGCTTTTTTCCATATAGTGAGCATTCTTCTCCAACGGAACACAATCGTTTATAGGGCTTACATATGCTAACTTATATGGAGCAATCAACTTGTTTACATCATCCAGTTTCCCCTGAATAAGATGAACATCTTTCACTTCTTGTATTTTTTCAACCATAATCTATATAAATCCTTTAATGAATCATCTAAAAAATTAGCAGAATACATTAGCTTGCCTTCATCTCGGCGTTCTAAATCAAATACTCCTCTATATTTCATTGAAATTGGGCTTGTTGTGTACACCGTGGTCTTCACTCCATCGTAGTAGTTAGCCATTTTTCGGGCAATCAGCATTCTTACATTATGAGACTTAACAAGCATGATCAATAATTTACTCAATCTCTGAGTATTTGAGTTTACAACAAAATCGCTTTGCATAAAAATCTGCTCAAGAGTAGAAAGTTTTTTGCTAAAAGAAGAAAAACCGAACGCTTTTCCATCAGCCATGAATACCAATCCCAAATCCCCACCAGTTGTATAGTTAACCTTATTTGCCATGTAAAATGCTTTATAGTAGTTCACATCACTAACTGGGCATATCTTTGCTGATATTTCTGTACTATCTGTAAATTCATAATCCATAGGCAAAATATGAATACATGATGGCTTTATATTTTTATCGCGTTCAATGTAATAATGCTTATCCCGCTTTACACTAGAATAAGTGTATATCGGATTCTTACCAGGCCCCAAGTTTATCTTACCAACAAGGAAGTCGTTTATTTCCTGGAAATATCTATCAGAATAGATGATGTTTTCATCATTCTCAAGAAGACATTTAAACATCACCCCACCTTCTTTGGGGTCAAATACATTATAGGGAGCATGAGCATATCTAAAACTATCTTCTACATAGCTAAACATCTTCTCATATCCTCCTTTATAAGTGGGAGGAAAAGCAATACCTATCCCCTTACCTTTTTTACTTTTTAGGAAGTCAAAAAAATCGCCATAAAAGAAACTGCTTATATTAAAATTCAAAGCACCCTTTTCTAATTTCGATATGGTATTGTGATAATAAATGTCAGCCTGCTCTATAAACGAATTGAACATTTCCTCCTGATAATCATTCTTTCTTTGATGAAAGCCTGATACTCTCATGGCAAACATTACCTGAACAAGATTTTTATATCTTGTATCTTTCCAAGTATCAAAAACCAGACGTAATTCAGGATTTACAACTTCAATATCTGTATTTGTGTCAAGCAGCAGATCAGAAATTAGCTTAGAATATAGGCTTACATCATTGGAATGTACAGTATATCCCATGTTGGACATAATTTTGTCGGTCGTGAAATTACCGGAACATCCGATAAAAACATCTTTCTTTTCTACGCCTTTCATTATATCTTGAAGGAGCAGTTTTACTTCAGGTGGTGTCGTTCCTTGGAACATATCAGTATATTTTACAAGTTATGTATGACTTCATACACTAATTTAGATTTAATGCCCTCCTGGCGTATTCCAGGAAGGCTTAAATACAAAATCAACCATTTCTTCAGCTACTTGCAAGAACACTTATACAGTATATTCGGCTTCTTTTCAGTCGTGTCAGATGGCTATTTCCATCACCCCATAAACTGCACAAGTTTTTATGTTCTTGTTTTTGCTTATCGCTACTATAAGGGTTGAGGACGGACGGGATTTGAACCCGAACTATAAAGGTTAACCGGTATTTATAGCAGACCACACCGCCCATGTGCTGTTTTATTTGTGGTATTAAAAACAGCAAAAACTAACCACGCTCATTTCAATGTTTTTATTGAAGGAATCCGAAAATAGAGCGAAAAACAACGTTCCCCATTGAGAGATAAGCAGGAGTCGAACCTGCACAAGTATCGTCTGCTTTCTCGCTTTCGTCCGTAGATTGGCTATCCTACGATCTTTAAACTACTCAACCTGTTACTAACAGCACCGGTCTTGATGACATCCATTCTTATGTACACTTAGAATTTCCGTTCATTTAGTCTTAGCTCCCTATGACCATTTTATCCCTACGTGGTGGTAGCAGGACTCGAACCTGCACCTTCCGTCCAAGAAGTCTTATCGGAATGAAGTTATCTCAATTAAGGATAATCCTATTTAACCGATTTATGAAGCGTCTTCCAATTTCGCCATACCACCAAATTTGCGTGTCTTTCCACGCTGTCAGATTGCACAGACCCAGATAAAGAAAGGAATCGAACCTTTCTGCCATTTACCATAATCTCAATCACCGAGCCGACTTGAACGGCATTTGAGCGGAAACAGGGAATCGAACCCCACTCTTTGGCTGGAATGCCAACGCTCTGCCGATGAGCTATTTCCGCAAATGCTTGTCTCTTCCAAGCTGCCAATGGTTTCCGTTTTCAATTGACGTGTGTATCCATAACCATAAAAAGCCTCACACATATCTTTAGAACAAACTTGCTTGTTCATACTTAGGTTCTTTCTTTTCAACAACTCCAAACTCTTTGATTTCAATGCCAGTCTTTTCGGTAAGCCATTTTGCAAGTATGTGGCGATGGCAGAAATCACTTGGTTTCTCATAGCAGCATAGAGCAACATCTTGGCCATCACTTAATGTCTTTATTTGCTCCACCACCTTCTTCGCATCTTGACTTTCAAGAATATTGTTGTATAATCTAAGATACTCATCATGGGAACATGCGGCACTTATCATATACCTTGTTGGAGCCACATTAACCATTTGTGGTACTCCACTAATAAATCTTGGCCGTCCAATAGCTACGCAAATAATTTTAATTCCTGCTTCTTTTAATTTTCGGCTATTACCGAAATAACTTGTGTAAATTTTCATTGCTCTTTTTTTATTTTATGATGTAAAAATACAAAAAATGACGCATTTAATGCCATTTTTAGTACTAAAAATATCTAATTCGATGATTTTATTGTCTCAACCTTGTTACATTCATCATATGGTCTGTCTCGTGCCCCATGTTGAAGGTATTACCAAGGTAGTACTTGTGAGTTCTTGCTCTGATAGGTTAAAGGAGTAACAAACCAATCTTTATTGCCTTATCCATCCTTTAAATACACTTTTACAATTGTTTTCATTGCTTTTAATGCTAAAAATGTGGATCAATATAATGACTTTGGTAATGAAGCATAAGCAAAACACCACCCTTGTACGCTTGCCCATCTGCCACCCAACATCCATTTCTTCTTTTAGTGAACACCTTTGCTCCACCTTCAAGTTCTGGCAAAATCCTATAATCACCAGCATAGTAGTCGATACATTCCGTTTGGTTAAATGTAACCTCAATCTTGCATGGAGAAATAACTTTGGTAACAGTAGCCGCTCTCCTATCAGAATAGTAACATATAGTACACCCTAACCCGACTTCAGGAATTAAATTTCTGATGGCTTCCGTCCGTTGCCTGTCCCTCTCTTCTCTCCATTCGGAATACTTAACCCCATCTGGACATTTTCTGTTTTCGATTTCCCTAAGGATAGCAAAACTTTCTTTGCTTGTTAATTTCTTCGATATTTTCATTGTTCTTGTCTTTTAATTGTTAGTAATATTGGTTTCTTTTAGTATTGTAAAGATACTCATTTTCAGGTGTTTAATCAAAATAAAACAATCTAAAACTCCTTTCTTAAACTTAGTTTAACTTATTATTAACCAGGCACTTAGTCTATCAATTTAAATTCATAAGCCCACACGAACGGATTGCATTCCCAAGCGCCTTTGCCTGAGACTTTATCTATCAGGGCAGAAAAGGCTTCTCTAGGACTTCTTTTCATATCTTGCCAACTAAACATCTCAAATCTGTCTGATAAATCATATTTAAAAACTGTTCCGTCTTTAGTATATTTTATAATCCCTTCTTTCAAACAGTCCGCTTCCGATATGTCCTGTAGGCGTTCGCACTTGACTCCGGTGATTCTGATATGTTTCTTACAAGCAGCAGCCGAAACAAACATCTTGTTATTCCAGCCTGCGGAATGTTTCATAAAACCACGAATACCTAAGTCTTTGGGATCTCTATCTAATGAGTCTGGATCATACCCTAAATCCTTGTAGCTTTGTGCAATGGCAACTACTTCGCCAACTTTATATTTGGGGAGAATTTGTCCGCCATCAATCATACGTTCATCTTCGTCATACATACATATTTCAGTGACTTCACCAGAAGGTCTCTTACATACAAAATATCCTGCAACGTTTACACCTCTAAACTTTAAAGGATAAGTAACTATTCTTCTCGTCATGGTCTTTCGACCATTTAATACCGCTTTAGTTAAGTGGAATTTGTCATTAAACATTATCTTCTTCATGATTCCTCCTTCCTATTATTGCTTTCGTTTTTACTTTGATCATTTCGATTATCCTTCACATCTTCCCAAGCAGTCACTATTGATCAGAATAGGTTTAACGCTGTTACCACTACAAGAATTCCTGTCAACCATTCTATTCCCAGATGGTAAGATATCAAACAAGATATAAATGACAGCCAAAATGTTATCTCTTCAAATTGATAGTCTTTCATTTTATCGCCCCCTACCATCTTCTAAATAATCACTCATCTTCTCATACTCTTCACAGGTTATTTCCTTCCAAAAGGTAATCACACATCGCTTTTTATAGGTTTCCTGAAGAAACTTATGCATTTCTGCTAAATTGAAACAACCATCATCAGCATAACGTATTCCGGACCCGAAGAAGCCTTTACTTTGAAAGGCATAATAGTAGTACTTTTCCATTTTATTCCTCCTTGATTAATTGTGGGTGATCGTAGATGTTGCCTACAATCTCTTCCGTTACATTGTAGTCACAGAATGGTAATATTTTGCCATCCACTTCTCCGACATATCCAAAGCATCCGTCTTTTATGCCTACTTTATTGTATGTATTTTCATATCCATCGTTGCCCACCAACAAGATATCACCTTCGTAGATTTCTTTGCCATTCTTGTCATACAAGCCGGTGAACTGTCCTATGGTTTCAGTACAAACCTCATACATACCGATGCTTTTCCCTATGTCGATATCATTTAAGGGTGGAATGACGGCATATCTATCCTTTTCGATCTTAACAAGAAAGCCATACAGCCATTCTTCATCGTATATGCTTTTGCCTCTGAATTTTATTGTACGATTCATTTTATACCTCCATTATTTTTAACGCTTTCTGTATTCCAGCTTCTAATGCTTCTTCGTAAGTATCCCACTGACCACCATCGTTAGGACCGTCGAATATACCGGCAGCTATAAAAGTTCCATTATCAGCCTTGCATATATCATAACCATAACCACAAACATTTCTAATGATGGCTATATGCATATTCTTGGTTTCGCGCAGCCACTTTTGAGCAACAGACTGAGTAGGGAAATGATAACAACTGAATCCTTTCTCTGTCAGCGACTTTAAAGTATCCAATGATACAAATTTTTCTTCCATAATTATCACTCCTTACTTTCCAAATATTCTATTAAACTTTTCTTGTCTCTAAAAAGTATTTTATCCCAAAGTGGATAATTGTTTCTTGGTACACTTAAACCGTCAGAGAGCTTGTATACCATCAAAAAAATACGATCTGTATAGGATATTTCAATAGTTATTTTGCTTACAGTGGAATAACAGATATTGTCTCCACTTAGATAGCAAACATTATCGCCTACATTAAACTCTGTATCTATTTTCATAATTATTCTTCTTTTCCTAATATTTGCTGAAATGGATCAAAACTCTCATTTACTCGTTGTATGCCATCTATAGAATCTTTCATATTTGTACACTGTAAACTACTCAAAGCGTTTGCAATTCTAAATATAGGATTTCCCATACGAATATCAGTAAGAGTATCAATCAACTCTTCTTTACTTAGTTGTTTCAACTGCTCCTTGATTATATTCCGCATTTCTTCTTCAGTCATTGCTATTTTCCTTTCTTTAGTTCTTCACAATGTAACTTATAAGCATAGGCAAACATCTTCAAAGTAACAGACTCAAAGTGAAAGTCTGCCTGTTTGCCTTCTACTACAACAGAAACGCATAAATCCCCATCACAAAAATCAAGATATGCCACAGCATCATCATTCCCTTTGATAGAAAAAGTTTGTGTCTGTACGCTATCCATGACTCACCTCCTTTTCTTTAATCCGTTCTAGTACATCCTTATTGGCTTCAAGTATTTCATCGAAAGAAGGTATTGGACACCAATGGGTAACATCCCAACCGCTAATCGTTTCATAGGAATAATTATCACTCCAAAAATATACATCGCTATTATCGTCTATATCCAAAACTGTAAGCCTCACTGTACCATCTTTAAGCCTGATTAAACAGGGATCTCCTATTTCCGGTAACCTGTCCTTTACGCTTATCCACGGAGATTGCTTTGCCTGCCATTCGGCGCCTTGAATAAAATTCGTTATCCCAAATTGCGCCAAGTTGCCACCTGACAAAGTACGATCAACCGTTCTATGATTAAACAAGATATTTTCTTTTGCAACTTCTTCTAATGTCTGTTTCATATTAATTTTCATCTAATTTTATCATATCTATTTTACTGACAGCCTTTAAGACTCTTAGGACATCCTCCTGAAAGTCTATGACTTGTTGGTTACGAACACTCTTCTTTAACTCTATTAGGAATAATTCCTGCATTCTTATCAAAGATGGAATGTCGTTAACCAACTCAAGTATAATTTCTTTCTTCTTAGAATTTTTCATATTTCCTCCTTTCCTTTAAAGTGTTTGATTAGCTCTTCCACAGTAGCCTTATGGTAATTACCGGAAATGATTGTTGCGTGCATCCAATTTATATCCCAAAAGAATACGCTACCCTTCGGTTCTATAAAATAGTGATCGTTACCCACAATATCATCATAAGAAACGCTAAGCGGTGAATCTGCTACAAACCATTGATTTTTGTTTGTATCATCCCTCAATGCGGCAATGGCAAGGAATAAATCCTCGTTGGCTCCGCAGTCAATACGTCCGGCACAGTCGTAAGTACTGTGAGGATCTTTATTATCAAATTGTTCGGAGCGAATAGAGTGATAATGTCCTAAATTCGAAGTAGTAGATAAGCATTCTCCATCTTCGATAAATAATAAAGGTTTATATCCCAACGCTTCCAACCTCTTCCGAAGCTCCGGTGTATTTTTGCGTATAAACGCTGGTGTCGTAAATCCCATAGTTATTCGTTTTTAATCTCTTTTAACACTTTCTTTGCTATCTCATAACCATTCAATTGCCAATTGGTATAAACATCATCTGTGTGTTCATCGTAATGGTTGGCGTATACGTATTCCTTCAAGTTTTCACGAAAGGATTTACCGTCTAAACCTTCATCATCACAATCATCGTACATTCTCAATTCATGAGCTACCTCCTCACATTCTCGATGTGTAACAAAGTCATATACGATCCTGTCATAGACATTTGTCTGACGAACATACCTTTGTCCCGGCTGTATCTTGCAACCACAAAACTCACACACATGTTCTTTTCTTGCTGTTGGGTAAGTTTCTTTTAGTATTGTTGGCATAATTATTCTCCTTTCTCTTTTAAGTCATTAATTGTAACATCCCTAATACTTCTAGTGCCAAATCCGCTATAAGTCAACGTTCCTCCATAAAATTCAATAGTGTCTCCCTTAACGGTGATAATCATTCCGCCTCTTAAACGACCAGCCATATCATCTTTACAAGATAATAGCATGGTTGTCATAAGTATAATTAATACAAACCTCATCAGTCAATCTCCTTTCTTTCTTTATCGGTTATGAATTAGTGTAAACACCTTCATCACAATTCTCAATGCGTGACTGACATTCACTTACTACCTCTTTTAAAATCTCCGCACACTCTTTATTTGAGTAGTTTTGCAGCAATTCATCGATATGCTGCATTATATCATTTACTTCCATACGCTTTCTTTGCCATTTTATTGATTAACTTTATTGTCTTATCACTCAATTTGCCATTAGCCGTTGTAACGTGCTGAATGGACTTATGCAATTGGATTCTATTCATATCTTTATCGGTTATACGTTAAATACTAATTTCTTTAAATTCATCCGGAGTAATCTTTTCTTTTGCTTTCACAGAAGAAAAGAATGAATCTGCTGGGCAAACACATTCGGGCATTCCACTCATATTACAATCGCTGGGAACGGTTGCCAAGATGCACAAACCGTCTGCCGGCAGATGCTCACAACTTACTTTATCATCCCAATCGATGTATTTTTGTGCTTCTTTTGCGAGAGATTCGCACCTATGCCTATAGTTTATATAGGCATCATCTGCCTTTTTTATCATTTGATTTATATCCATTTCTATCTTTGTATTGAGCCATACGGCGGACGTTCAACCACCATATGGCAGTGTGTTAAAACTCAAATATCATCCAGTCATTTGCCAACATATCATTTTGAGACGCTAACCATCCGTTTACGATAGTGCCATCGGCAGCTTTCATGCAGATGTATGCTGTGAACTTAACAACATCATCTTTCTTTAAATCAATTGGATTACCATTTTCATCGACACAATCCTGATAATAATAATCCTTCACTCTCTGAGGAAGCGACTTTATTTCTTGAGCAACGAAAGAAATATGTAATTCATCGGCAGGTCGCATGAAAATAAACATACCTTTTCCGTTCCATCCTTTACGGGTAACAAGATTTCCTCTTTGCATAGCTGCAATCGCTTGCCCGAATGTTCCAGAATCTCCACTTATCAATTCTGCGTTTTCTGTAGCACCTATAACATAAGCAGTTTCAATCTCTCCCTTAGTGTAGTTACCTGTTTGGTTACATAGTTTTGCTGAATATTCAGCCGATTTTTCATCTAATGATTTCATTGTATATATGGGTTTTACAAAGCCCGCCCAAGGCTCATTTTTATTTTGTTATTCATTAATCTACTCTTACTATCTTACCACTCTCTAATATCAAGTATAAACGACACTTATAAGCGATAGCACTTTCCCATTGATGGGCATATCTCAAATATTGGTGTAATTTATACCGACTCGGATTTTTCATCATCTTGTTTCTTATTCTTTTCTTCATGCCTTTCTTGTTATGATGGTAACTGTAATGGTTCTAAATCACATTCCGGCGCCCATCCTAATGACTTCTTGCCGTCCCAAACGTTGTACAACCACCCATCAGTATAGCCCTGTTGCGGGTTGAAAAACGAATGATGGGCATTAATTATCTCTACTTCATTGCCAATCTTTGACTTATCAGGATGATTAGCAATATTTACTTTTTCTCCGACCTTAAATTTAGCTTCCATTATTTTCTTTTTTTAGGTGGCATGTAAATTGGTGATGCTTTCTCTTTATTGTTTTTATTTATGCCGTTCATTTGATTAACCGTCTTTTGGTTAAAGGTGGTAGAACTGGCAAGACCTTTGATATTCTTTCCCATATTTAGCTCCTTTCTAATTTGATTTGAGGTAAGGCAGCCACAAAAGACCGCCTTACTGCTGATGTTACAACCTCGCTAATCTTTCTTTTAGGCACTCGTTATAAGTGTACATAGCACCTGCCTGAATGATTAACAGTGATTTTTGTACAGGATCAATTTCATTGGCTTTTTCACTTTGATTAAAGTCATTCAACTTGTTAAGCTTTTCTTCCAATTGTGCCTGCTCTTCAACCAGGCGTGATTTAAAATCGCTCATAATGAATTGTGGATTTTACAAAGCCCATCCAAGGCTATTTGGTTCCTTTTTAATCACGTTATACTCCAATTATCTCATCATTGATACGAAATATGCTATCACTCACAAAATC